TTCCATATTACATCTCCGATGTTTTAACTGTTACATAAACTGTTCCTGTAAAATTTGCATTTGTGCATTGAACTTTTAGTTTATCTGAACTTTGAAGGTTCTCCTCTCCTTGAGGCTTATATCTTGCTGATGATTCTGCAACTAAAACAACATCCCATATTAAAGTATCAAATGCAGATCCAACTCCCATATCTATTGTCGCAGAGACCTGTTCAGATATTGGAATAGATGAAGCGACATTAATGCTTTCTATTTTAACTTTTCTTCCGAAGTTAAAAGTATGATTAAGCGGAGCAAGAGATAAATCTTGGCTTATTGTTAAATCTGATCTTAAAAAATGGGCAGTTTTCATTTTTTAGGCCTCCTAAAATTATTGAGCGAATATTAAATCTACTGTCGCAATTCCATTTCCTGCATTTCCTTGAATTAAAAATCTTCCATAAGTCAAATTAACAGACTCTATTGTCGCTAAAGAATATGTGTCTGATGTCGCAGATGTAGAAATAACATCTGTAACAATATAAGATGTATCGATTGATCCCTCAATTTTAGGAGGCCTATAAGACTCTTGAAAAGAAATCTTAACATCTGGAGTTGTCCCAGTGACTTTATAAATAAGACCTATTTTATTAGATGATGCGGTTTTGAATGATTTTGAATATATTGTTCCTGTGCTAGTTACAACAATTGATGTATTATTGCTTGATTTTGCACTGTTTGATACTCTAAATTGTGCGTTAGCATTAACGCATAATATGAAGCTAAACGCTATCGTTAAAATTAAGTGAATAAACTTGATTCTTTTCATTTTCTCCTCCGTGTATTAAAGCTATTATTATTGTTGTTATATATTGATAAACGCCCAATTGCCAAATAAATGTTCCAAAAGCACATAAGCATAGAACAACCATAGAAGTCGAAGTCCTAATATCAGAACTCATTTTGAATGAATTGAATAATGACATTATAAGCAAAATTAATCCAAACAATCCACAAGCATAAAAAAAGTCTAAATATTCATTATGAGCCTGATTAAATTTTGTCTTAATATCGTCATTCTTTGCAGAAAATATTACAGCATAAGAACCTAAACCAACGCCTGTGAAAGAATATCTTTTAAGGTTATCTTCTTTAAAAGGATTTGTTGAGACATCTATAATTGTCCTTTTCCAAACTTCTTTTCTTCCGCTCATCCATTTACCATCTTTAATAACAAAAATAGCTGTTGATATTAATATGAATATAAATAATATTCTTAAGATATTGAACGATTTACTTAGTCTTACATGATCAAGAAAGATGAAAATATAACCGCATATCATTGATCCTATTCCGACCATACTCTTTGTTAAAATGCAAGATATGGCACATATAATAGATATATATTTCTTATCAACAATCCATGCCAAACAAGCAGACAATGCTAAATAAGGTGCTAATAAAGTCGGTTGACCTAAATTTCCGACTATATAAAAAGATGGAACGGTTTTTATTATAGGATTTTCTGATTGTAAATAAAACTGATCAACGCCGAAAGATTGAATAATTGCATATATGGAAAGAATTAACCCACATTTAATAATAATATTAAAAATTTCATCTATATATTTATAATATTGGCTCGCTGTTATAAACAATAGAAACGCAGATAAGACCTCAACCATCGGTTTCCATTTCCAGAAGCTCGTATAATCAACGTCGTTTAGTTGAAATGGCATCTTCCACCATAAATGAGAAACATAAAATATGAAAAACACCATTATCGGAATTAATTTAGATCTTTTACTTAAACGGATATTCTTTCCTTCAATCAAATGTAAACAAAAACAGCCGACAGAGAAAAGCATTAATAAAAAAGCTTTTGCTTCCCTCGTATCGGCTGTTATACATTGCGAGAAAGGTAGTAATTTAATAATTATCTCATAAAACGGAATAACAACCAATCCTATAAAAATCAAGTTTAATGTCATTATAACCCTTTTAAATAAAATAATTAATTATTATCTACCCAAGTCCCAACACGATCTACACAATACCAAAATGAACCATCAGAAACTAAAGTCACAGAATCTCCTGTTGAACCAGCTGATATTAAGCTATCTCCTGCGACAAATGTGTCTGCTCCATAAACACATCCCATTAGAGTATCTGACGATTGAGGATCAATGATTATTTTTTTAGATGACCCACTTGATGCAAGAACGAATTTATATATAAGACCATTTGCGGCTTTCGGTAAAGTCACAGTTGTGTTTGCTGTTGGCTTATATATAAAAGTTTTTCCTGTTTCAGCGGCTGTAATCGTGTCCAGTGTTGCCGTAACAACTTCATTTAGTTGTTTATATATAACCTGCCCAGAACTGTTAATCCTAAAACTATTTGTAGAAAACTCGTCTCCATCTGCGGCATAAACATTCACAGATAAAGCTAACACAAACAGCATTAGAATAATAATTCTTAAATTTTTTATTCTAAACATTCTCTCCTCCGTTTGATAAGATGGGGGACGATTAAATCCCCCATCATTGTTAGCTATTAAAGACCTGTTGAACCAAAAGCGGCACGCCAGTTATCATATCCACAGACATATCTCATCTCGCCTAAGAAATTATAAGCTCTGATTGAGTAATCAATCCATGCATAATAAGCTGGTTTCTTTCTCCAAACCATTTTGAAATATCCTAACCAAGGAAACACAATATACCAAGCTGTGTTGCTTCCGCCTAAAGCGGCACCAAGGTAAACATCTTCAACAGGTTTATAATTCCACATACCTTTACGAACTGCAAACTGATTAACATCTCTGTTAGTCGTTCCAGGTCGTTCAACAGCTCTTTCACTCAAAACTCTTTGAACTTGACCTCGTAATGCAGGTGGGTAAAGTAAAAGAGGATCTTGAGTAATAGGTATTGGAATGCCTTTCATATCAAACATATTAGCTGAGATTTGGGTCTCTGCTAATTCTAAATTGTCATGGCTGAAAGCTCCAGACAATAAGTTTGAAAATAAAGTTCCGCTTTCTTCACGATTTTTAGGATGGCTCGCAGAAAATAAATAAACACCATCAGGACCTGCGACGCTGAAACCATTAATCAAAACTCCAGATAAATCTTTTTTGACTTTAGCATCAGCACCGATACCCATATTCTTTGCATCGCTCTCTTTGCGAATTAAAGCATACTCATCATCTTCAACAGCCTGAAAGGATACTTGGAACCCTTTAGTCATATCTCCGACTGTATATGTTTTTGGGTATCCTAAAACAGGATCTTCAAAATTAGCCGCAGATAATTCATCGACTGTTTCCCATTCTCCAAAACCAGAAATATCATCAACGATGAAATTCTTTTGTTTTGTCGTTATTTCATTAAATGCTTCAATACAGCCGCCTTTATACTGTTCAAAAGTTGATAACATAAAACTATCATAAATTGACGTGTATAATTCGGCTACGTTTGCTCTTACTGTAGACATATTAATCTCCTTTCTTCAGTGTAAATTAAGCTCCGATACGGACGAAACGACCTTTGACATATCCACCAGCATTTACAGCAACAGCTTCTGCGGATATATCTATTTCGTCAATACGGAAACCCCACTGAACGCAAGTTGTATCCGTAACGTCAATATCATAGTTATGCTCTAAATCGACTATCTCACCAACGTCGGTTTGTGCGGCTTTAGTTGAAGAACCATTTGGAACCCAGAATGTATATTGATCATTCGGTGGGATAACAGGAACTTCAATTGCTCCTGCGGCACCTGAGTTATTATTAGCGTCTGCGGCGGCAATTCCTAAGAAAGTAGCCGCAAAAGCTGTCCCATTTACTGCATACCCATTACCATCATCAAACACTGCAGATCCTTTAGCAATGCTTGTCGTCCCAGCAACAGGCACATAAATTAAACCTTGATTTGTGATTAAATTATCAAGGGTAAATCCTGCTTTATAATATCGACCCATATTATCCTCCATACTGTGAGAGAGGAAGCTTTATTTTAGAAGGAATATCTTCAGGTCGAGTATTCTTATGACTCCATCCGCAATATCTGCAAGGAACAGGAGGCATTTCGCCTTTTAAGTATGTCTGCTCTGTCTTACAGCTTCCACAGATATAATATAATTCGACTCTGTCTTGTTTGCGGTCTGTCATCTTTAACTCATTTTGCCAATAGAACCAACTCTCATTTCAGGATTTTTAGCTCTTAACCTATGTCGCTCTAAAACCTTATTGAAATCAAGTTTAGATCCTCTGGCATTTGCCTTTTCGACTTCCACCTTCAAAGCCTCTTCTTCAGCTGTTAATTTTAAACCATCATTATTTTCATTTCTGTTCATATTAGACCTCACTCCTTCATCAACAGAAGCCTGTCTCTTTTTCTCTGCATCCAGAGCCTCTTGAACGGCTTTCTGAACTTCTTCTTCCGTATAAAACGGTTTGTTTTTATTATCTGATTTCTGATCTTTAGGTTTAAGCCTCTTTTCGAGTTCTGATATAACAAAATCGCCAAAATCAATTCTCTCCAATAAATTAGGATTCTCATTGACTAAATCATTAACGATTTTATATTCTTCGAACTCACTTTCGAGCTTTTTGACGATCTCTTTTTCAGATAATCCTTGTCCTTTCAATTCCATAATCCTTGCATCTGGCCTGGAATTGGGATATTTTGAAATTAACCGAGATACAGATTGAGCTTGTTTCTGCAAGAACTCCTCTGCAACAGAAGATTCTTTAATCTTTTTGAGATTTTCGTTTCTTTCAAAATCTCTCCTCTTATCTTGACGAATCATCCATCTTTGAGCTTCAACAGGATCTTCGGCAAACCATATCTCAAGTTCATCCTTAGACATCTCTCGTCTTTGCTCTCGTGGCTTTTTGACATCTTCTTCAAGATATTTAGCGATTCTCTCTTCTTCTTGCTTATCTAAGATTAAATTAATGTCATCTTTAGGTTCATATATAGACTTAATTTTATTCTCGAGTTCTGCAATTTTTCTTTCTTTATCCTCAATCGCCTTTTTGAGATTGAATTCAAGCTCTTTATTCTTTCCTGTGAGCTTATCAATTCTCTTTAAAGCATCTTTCAACCCTTTTAGGATTTTTTGATTGTCTGGAAGAGATTCTTCTTTTTTCAGAATTTCTTCTTTTTTCTTTTTTTCATCTTCGGTTAACAAGTTTTCTTCTTTCTCAAGCAATGCTTCTTCTTCTTGCTGTTTCTTGAGTTCTTCCTGCTTTAAAATTGCTTCTTGTTCTGCCTTCTTTTTAGCTTCTTCAGCTAAAGATTTCTTCTGCTCTTCTGTGAGCTTTGACTCTGCTTCAGCTTTCTTTGCGGCTTCCTGCTGAGCTATAAATTCCTCAGCAACCTTTACCGCTCTATCTGAAGGGTCTATATTATTAATGGTTTCCATTTATTCTCCTTATCGATTAAACGGTTTCCTCTGAGTTAGTCTTAGATTTCTTCTTTGACTTCTTGATAAAAGGATTATTATCAACCTCTTCTTCTTTTGGAGATGATGACTGATCACTTGGAGTAATATCATCCGCTTGAACAGTTTTTAAATCATCTTCTTGATTTAGGAGCTCCTCTTCTAATTGCTTAGCTTTAGCTCGAGCATTTAATATCTTCTGCTCATCTGCAATTGCTTCAGCTTTCGTCATAAATAAACGATTCCGATTCTGCGGCATTGGAATTAAAATCGGAGATGAAGCTAACTTCTTTTGTTTGAAATCACTCGTTATTCCCATTTTTTATTTCCTCCTTTAACATTTGCATCCGTTGTCTTATCGCAGACAACACCCCTATTAGAGCGTCGTGCTTGGCTAATGCAACCTTACTTTCATCGCATTTGCTGTCACGAATTAATCTCAATGCTTCAACTTTAAAATTCTCAGCTTTTTCATTTATAAAATTAACCAGCAAAGAAAAATCGCTGTTATCAAACAGCCTCAGCCATTGCTCCAGCTCCAACCTTGCCAGCATTGAGTCTTGAGTTGACATCTAATTCTCCATTTCCTTGAGGTTGATCTTTTCCAGGAACATTAATTTCATCTGGATTTTTAACGCCTCTTGCTAAAACATTAGGACCTTCCATAATCATTCTTTGAGCTAATTGATTAGCCATCATATCTTGATAAGCTCTTTTTACCTGATCAATCATTGCAATAGATAAATCAAACATATATTTATCTAAATTAGGTCTAACCTCTTCTGACAATTCATAATACTTCTCAGATTTTAATTGATCTAATCCTGCAACTAAACTAATAGCATCATCTGTTGGCTTGACCTCTGGGATTTCTCCTTGAGCTATTTGTTGCCACTTAGCCTTAACATCTTCACGCTGTCCATTCATAGCAGGCGGCTGTGGAGGCATTATATTGTCTATTCCAGGAACTCCTATTGTTTTAGCCGCATTCTTGACCAACTGCCAATTGCCTCTTGGATTTATTTGCGGATTAAACCAAACAGTATTCTGAAGAACTTCTAATCCCCATATAGCGATCTGTCTTTCAAGAGTTTTTGAACCAGAAATAATATCTGGAGTCATTCGAACATCATATCCGCCTCTTATTGATTCAAGCGTGAATTGTTCAAATAACCTCTTTCCATTATCTCCTAAAATCCTCTCTCCTAAATCTGGCGGAGCCCAATCCTGATAAAACTCAAGCAACATTATTATTGCAGAACATATATCTTCAATTATTCTTGAAACCCAAAGACTAAACCTCGTTTCGCTCTTCTGATTAATCAAAACATCTCGTGTAGCTGTTCCGCTTGCGTTTGCTTGATTTGTCATAAAATAAGAAGCCACTCCTGTGACTTTCTCTAACATCTCCTGAAGTATCGAGAAATCTATTTGAGCCCACGCCATTGAACGAGATAAATTTGGAAAATAAACCTTTGATGGATCATCAGAAGGATAAATATCTCCAGGCTTAATTTTATATGTCTGCTTCTGATAATTCTCATCTGGCTTCATAAACCCAAACGGAACATTCTGAATGTATTGAAAATCACTCTTTTGATTCCATATATTGTTATATGCATTTGAAATCGGAGCAATTAATCTCGGCAATGACCTGCCTTGAAAGAAACCAGGTCGTCTTATAAGAGCACCACCTCTAAAAGGATATTTTCCGCTTCTTGTTATCTTTCTTAAAGGCTTTATCGATAATAATGTCTCTGTTATCGGTTCAACATGACATCTAAATCTTTCAGTCTTACCACCAATAGTCAATGTCCCATACCACTCAAGAATGTCTAAAGGAACATTGTCAAAATTCAAACTGTTTGAACCAGGAAGAGATAATCCTAAAGCGTTTGACTTCTCTTTCAATATAATATTATCTTTATCATAAATGCATCCTTTTAGATTTTTAAAGAAATCATCGTCAACTCCTTTAAAAATAGACCTTTCGATTAAGACTTTTAATGCATCTGGAGTCTTATGAATAACATGAATTATAAAAGGCTTTTCTTCAAGAGTAGAGCCGAATGTCGGCAAAACAATGTCCTCAAGATTATCTATATTCTCAAGACACGCTCTTTCAAATCTCTTGTGAACTGTCTTTATATCATATCCGAGAAACTTGCCAACCTTTTCACCTGCATTCTGATTTATTTTAGAAATAACCTTAACAATAGAACTATATCTCGGAATTCGAAGATCAACCCATTCATACCAAACTCTCCATGACCCTTTAAATATTGAAACTCCTTGAGTAATGCGATTATGAATAAAGTCGTCTATCTCTGGGAAAATATTACACTCAGAAGGAGACACCATCCATTTTGCAAATTTTGTTATATTATCTCTTCTGTCAAAATCGTTCTCTTCATTCGCAATAAAATGAATTGTGTCTGGATTAAAACAAGTTGATAATAAAGTAGCTTGATATTGATCGCATGTCGCAGATGTTAACCCTAAGTTTCTGTCAGATTGCCAGCTCTCTTTATCTAAATTCTCAATTTGAGATGGCGGAGCTCCTTCATACATGGCAATGTCTAATGCCCTGTCATTTAGCCAAGTCGCCATCTGTGCCCTTCCATCCCTCATATCTTCTAAAATCTTCTTTACAATCGCTTTTTTATCAACTCCAGCAAAAGAGTCACTCTCCATTTGAGGGTCTAATCTTCCATTTTTAATGTCTTTTTCTTCTAAAGGATTCTCTTTTGTCATCTATATGCCTTTTTTAATTTGATCTTGGAATTACTAAATCAGAATTAATGGAAATTTTTTTATTTTCTTCTTGTATCTTAAAATATCTGAACATGTTAGGAATTTCAATCATAGCAATACCCAACGATTGAGGAAGAAATCTTGAATTATCATATTTCCCATAAGTTATAAGTTTTCCGTCTTCAATAAAAACTGCGAAAACAATATTGTCTTTATTTATATGCTTTTCTTGATCGTCTCCCATTTTAGTAAACCTTCCTTTCGTTAGTTTCATACTCTTGTTGAACTATATAACGAGGGTTTGCCATGACTAAATATCTAACACAATCTGGAAAATCTTTATATTTCTCCTTAGGCTTTACTCCATCTCGAATGTCTCCATCAGCAGTTTCTATATCTCTGTAACTATACTTTGAAAGCTGGCTTATTGTATTAATGCAATTATCAGTTATAAATATCTTAGGGCTTACAGTAAATGAACCCTTTTTAGTCTCCCAATGCAAATATTCTTTAACTTGAATATGCCCAGCTTCTAAAGAATCAATCCCATCATCATAAAATAAACCTCTTTTTCTAAGCTGTTCCTTTGGAGTTGTCTTTGACTGTCCTCCTTGCCTCTCTGCCAACTGAATTGTCTTTGTCCCAAAATTAGGATCTAAAATACGCTTAACATATTTATTAGACACAATCTTCAAAATAGGAATTTCTTTATTCTTAATCAAAGAAGCATAATCATCATAAGTTTTGTCATCATATAACATCGAATTGAAATCAATATTCGGATACTCGTCAAATATGCAAACAGAGCCTGTCTTATGAACTGCCGCCCATATCATAGCCCACGGCTTCCTGTCGTGAGGATCTGTAACTTGCCATATCTGACAATTATTCAAATCTAAATCATTTCTTGAAATAACATGAATATCCTTTGAAAACTTTGGATAAATCCTTCCAGCAAGGTTTATCGGCATGCCAAATATGCGACATAACCTCTCTTGAACGTCCATCGTTTTAATTTCGTCTTTTAATCTTTGCTGATTAATATAGATATTCTCTGGAGTCCATAGAAAAAATATCTTTGCACTGCCTTTTTCAGCTATTCTCGGAAGGTCTTTATTAACATCTTTTGCATACTGAACCTTTATCGGAATATAATTTTCAAATACCTCTTCGACAAGATTTGTTATGCCTTTTAATGATGTCATTGTAAGAATTAATCTTCCTGAACGATCAATAAGCCTCATTTTACATTCATCCCATATTTCTTTAGGAGGCTCTTCATCTAACCAAATAATGTCAACATCATCACCTTGGAACGCTTCAAATCCCTGGTCATAAGACTTAAATACCATTAGAGTCCCATTGTCGAATTCTATTTTTCTATTTGAAAAACCGTTTATAGGATTATATCTTGCATAAGTAACTCTGTTTTTCGGAAGAAGCTCCCAAATCTTCCTTTGCTGTATGTTGACACTGTCTGAAAAAGTAAGTCCGCAACACCAAACTCTTAAAGATTTATCTGACTTTATTATCTCAGACAATACATCATAAGCTCCTCCTTCACTCTTTCCGCTTCTATTTCCTCCAAGAGCGACCTTTATTTTAGATGGACAATTAACAAAAAGAGACTGCATAGGCATTAATGAATGCAGAAGTAATGGATTTATCTTCGATCTGACTTTAAGTTCATCAACAATTTCTTTTAATAAAGCGTTCATTCTTTTTTAGCTTCTATTTTTGAACTTGTTAATAATTTAACTTTATTTAAAATTTCTTCATCAGAAATATCAGAAAACTTTTCATTTCCCATTGACATGCGAGCGTCAATTTCTTGTTTTGGTAATCCATCTGTCCTATTCATTATAAGCTCTAAAGCCCTTAAATCTCCTTTAAGACCTTTTGCAATAAGCTGGAGACATAAAATCTCATAAATCGACTTTTTTCCTGTCTTTTGAGATATTGGATCAAAAACATCAATTTCATTCTCAAATATCCGTTTTAATACTGTCGAAAACATCACATAACCCTTTGGTCTTCCTTTCTTACCAGCACCTCTATTTTCTCCAGGCTTTATTCTGTAAGGATTTCCAGTCTTAAATGTCTGAGGTCTTTTTTGTGCTCCATTCCTGAAACCATAAAGTCCACCTGAACTCATAATTTAACCGCCTTCTTTCCCGTGAATTCTTCCCATCTTCTTATGCAAACATCAACGAATAAATTGCTTATCTCTATCGCATAACATTTGCGACGATGCTTTTCACAAACAATAAGAGTCGTTCCTGATCCGCTAAAAGGTTCATAAACAAGATCACCTTCATCTGTATGATTTAATAAGAGTCTCTCAAATAACTCAAGAGGTTTCTGCGTTGGATGGATGTCGTTTTTCATCATCCTGTCTATTTCAAAAACAGAAGATTGATTAGATGGGGTGTTATTTTTAATTGTTTTTTTAGAAAGAATAAATATTGGCTCATGCTGATACTGATATCTTGCTCCCATGTGAAAACAGAAATTTTGCTTTTTCCAGACTAAAAGCTCTAAAAGATTAAATCCTAAAGACTCACTAACAAGAGCAAGATGAATTGTTTGTTTTCCTGCATAAGTCATAATAATGTTATTTGTCGGCATTATAGACATAAATCCATTAAGCAACGAACGAGGATCATCTGGGTCCTGATATGAATCTAATGTTTTATTTGTCTTATTCTTTCGAGATTTATATTTTACGCT